TTCTTTTTCACACCCGTGCAAAAACAGAACAGAACAGGAATTATGAAAGGAAGGCCAAAAAAACCCGACTCAGTGAAGAAATTGCAAGGCACGTTTCAAAAATGCCGCGAAGCGCATGAAGTAAAATTTGAAATTGCAAAAATTCCCTTGGAGTTTGGCAAGGATTGGGAAAGCATCAAGGACCTGACGTTTAACCAGCTGCGCGATATTGGCATAGTTGCGGACGTAGACATGGGGTTAATTGAAGGTTACGCGAAAGCGTTGGAGCGATATTTCCAAGCAGACGCGCAATTGCGTGCTACGTCGATGGTAACCGAGGAAGGGAAGATATCCCCTTGGTACGATATTGCCGAGCGGTCATTGAAGCAAGCTACACAAATCGGCCAACTGTTCGGAATCACACCCAGCGCACGGGCTAGGATTCCGCAACAACAGCAGCCGGCTAGTAAGTTAGAAATTTTAAAGAAAAAAATATCATGAAACAATTTGAAATCAAACCGCAGGCAGGCGGTTGGGTAATAACTATCGACGGCGCGGACGTTGACAAGTGGGGCAAGCCAAGCGACACGCCGCACGTGTACCGAAATAAATACCTTGCGCAGTTAGCTGAGCGGTATTTGAAAAATATCACGGTAACGGTTAGCACGGATCACGACAGCACGGACGTAGTGGTTAAATGGACAAAGCCCAAGCATACGCGCAAAAAGTAATAAGCGGACAGATAACGGCCTGCAAGCATGTGGTTAACGCATGCCACAGGTTTGCCGCCGACTTAGACGCTTGGAATTACAACGCCGAGTTGGTTGAGCATGCGGTAAATTTCATCCAAGAGCTGGAGCATACAACGGGCGAATATGCCGGGCGTAAGTTTATACTCGAAGAGTGGCAGTATTTCATTGTGGCTAATCTGTTCGGGTTTGTGAACGCTGACGGCACGCGCCGATTTACACGGGCTTACGTGGAGGTGCCACGGAAAAACGGAAAGTCGACATTTAGCAGCGCGCTGATGTTGTACGGGTTATTGGCAGACGGCGAATCGGCCGCGCAGGTTTATAGTGCAGCAACGAAGCTCGACCAAGCAATGATGGTATTCGGCGAATCGGTGCGAGTTTGTCAGAACGTAGATTTTTTGCAGGGCGAAGTCGTTGTAAACAACAGCGTTAACAATCGGCGGATTTTATACGGGCAGAATCTCTATAAGCCATTGGAATGGAACCCGAATAAACAGGACGGTTTAAATACTCACTTCGCTTGCATAGACGAATACCACGCTCACCCAAGCGACGACCTATACAACGTAATTCGTAATAGTATGGGCGCACGCAGGCAGCCGTTGCTGTTTACGATTACTACGGCGGGATTCAACCGCGAATCGCCATGCTACCGACACCGGCAGTATTGCGGTAACGTGTTAAGCGGCGCAATTCAGGATGATGGTTTGTTCACGATAATATACAGCCTTGACAGCGGCGACGATTGGACAGACAGGAAAGTTTGGGCGAAGGCGAACCCGAACTGGGGCGTGAGCGTTTACCCGCGGCAGTTGGAGCAGGCAGTTAACGAAGCGAGGGAGTTCGTTCATAAGGAAGTCGAATTTAAGACAAAGTTGTTAAACGTTTGGACGGATACGGCGCAAACGTGGATTAGCGATAAGGACTGGGCAGCATGTGAGCAGCAGCTTAGTTTATTAGGCGAGCGCTGCTATGGTGGATTGGATTTGGCGAGTACGTCGGATTTCTGCGCGTTTAGTTTGTGGTTTCCCGAACACAACGCCGTAAGAACGTGGTATTATTTACCAGAGGCGGCCATTAAGAAACGGACGGATAACGTAGGCCAGTCATATCAGCAATGGGTGAGGGATGGTTATATCGTGGTAACTGATGGGAACGTAACTGATTACGGATTTATAAAGCGGCATATTATGGAGCTGGCCGAAGATTACGACATACAGGATATTAGCTTTGACCGATTTAACGCGTCGCAGTTGGTTATTGAATTGCAAAACGAAGGTTTGCCGATGTTTCCATTTGGTCAGGGATTTGTTAGCATGAGCGCGCCGACGAAGGAACTTGAGCGCAAGGTTATGAATAAAGATTTAATCCATGACGGCAACCCGGTAACGCGGTGGATGTTGGGTAATGTGCTATTGCAATACGATCCTGCTGGCAACGTGAAAGTAAACAAAGCTAAGTCAGGCGACAAAGTGGACGGCGTGGTTTCGATTATCATGGCGTTGGGCGGGTGCATGATTGAGGCCGCAAAAAATGAGACGCAAGATTTTTGGTTTGTGAAGCTATGAGGTTAGAGCTTATATATATCGACGAATACATTAAGCGATATTATGAGCTATTGCCATTACATCCAACCTACGAGAAAGCTTGGGAGGCATTGGAGGCAGAATATAAAAACGCCATCGGACGCAACCGATACGCTAACTATGCAACGTTTCGCGTGGTGCTGTGCCGATGGATGAAAATAAATAGACGTTGTTAACGTCATGTAAGTAATTTAATATTTAATTTGTATTATGCAATTTCGGCTATGGCCAACTAAAACAGAGAAACGTAGCAGCCTATCAGCGCCGCCTGATTGGTTAGTAAATACGCTATCGAATATATTTGGGATTCAAACCAAGTCGGGCGCGGCTGTTAACGAAAATACAGCGTTATCTATTTCCAGCGTTCACGCTTGCGTAAGAGTTATAAGCGACGGCATAGCAGGATTGAGCTTGAAGCTTTACAAGGACGACGGAGCAAATAAGACGCAGATAACTAATAATTACGCGTCGGCGTTATTGAACGATCCTAACAGTTATCAAACCAAATTTGATTTTATCAAATACATGGTGGGGCAGTTGGTGTTAAAGGGCAACGCCTACGCTTTTATTAACCGCGACGCTAGGTTTATCGCAATTGAATTGCATCCAATACGCAGCGAGTTTGTCGAGCCGATAATTGAAAACGGCCAGTTGTTTTACCGAGTAACTATGAAAGGTTACCCGCCGATGGTTCCGTCTACAGACATGCTGCATTTTAAAGGGCTATGTACTGATAACCCATTGAAGGGAAAGAATCCTATACAAGTTCACGCTGAAAGTTTGGGCATTGATTTGGCTGCTATTGGTAGCAGCGCAAGCGTTTATAAAAACGGAGTGTTGAAATTCTTGTTAACAAGCGACGCGGTAATTAAGCCCGAGCAAGCGGCGAATTTAAAAAATAGTTTGGACGATGTGATCCAAGGCCAAGCGCGCAGCACGGTGTTGCCGAATGGTATTAAGATGGAGAAATTAAGTTTAAGCCCAGAGGAAGCACAGTATATTGAGCAGCGCAAATTTTCAGCGCAGGAAATAGCGCGTATGTTTGGCGTTCCTGCTTCCATGATTGGAGCAAGCGACGGCGGTATTAAGTCAAGCGTAGAGCAGGAGTTTCAGGATTTCTATGCGCGCACGTTGTTGGCTTACGCGATAAACATTGAGCAGGAAATGGGGCGCAAGCTGTTGACGGAGCAAGATAAACAAACGGACTATTTTAAATTTAATTTTAACTCATTGCTAAGAGCAACGGCAAACGATCGCGCAGATTTCTACAATAAAGGCATACGCGGCGGCTGGTTATCACCAAACGAAGCTAGAATGTTTGAGGATATGAATGGCTACGGCGAAGGCGCTGGCTACATGGTTGAATCTAATCTAATCCCAGCGGAACAGATGGGCGCATACATGGACGCTAAGATAATTAACTTAACAAATAAGGCATTGAATAACAACAACCCAACAGGGGATAACAATAATACGCAAGCGTAATGAGAGAGAAACGCACCATAACTGGAACTATAAACTATCGCGCCGAAGGTGAAGGCATGCCAACGCAGTTGGGCGGTATTGCTGCGGTGGTAAACAGCGCAACGGATTTGGGCTACTTCGAGGAAGTAATAGCACCGGGCGCGTTTGATTACGCGCTTAGTAAGGATTACGATATTCGCTGCTTATTCAACCACGAAAGCGAGCTAATTTTAGGCCGCACAAAAGCGAACACTTGCAAGGTGTTTGTTAACGGCGACGGAAATTTAGAATACACTTGGATTCCAGATTATGAGAACCCGACGCACGTTAGCGTAGTGCGCAGCATTATGCGCGGAGATATTACTCAATCGTCTTTTGCCTTCACTATCCGCGAGCAAGTTTGGACAGAATCTGAGAAATACGGAACTATGGGCAAGCGCGTGGTAAATGTGATTGAGGATTTATACGACGTTAGCCCGGTTACATATCCAGCATACGAGGAAACCGAAGCAGACGCTCGCAGCATTTTAAAGATGCGCGACGAACAGCGCGAGATTGACGCGGCCGAGCAATCAAAGGCCGACGCTGATATT